CGCGCGCTGCCCGAGTTTCATCTGGTCGATGACACCGAGAAGGCGTTCATCGAAAACATGGAGTTCACGATCCGGCCGCCGATCGCCTATGACGACGACAACGTGATGAATTTCGAAAACGGCATCGAGCCGGGCATGGCCTATCCGCGCCGGCCCGGCGGCAACCGCGATTCGATCGAGAAGATCTACGACCCGAATCCGCTCGACGCCGCGATGTTCCAGCATGACCGGCGCGAGTCGCGGATCCGCCGACTGCACTACGTCGATTACCCCGAGCAGCTCGGCAAGACCCCACCCACTGCAGAACAGTGGATGGATCAGATGGTCAAAGCCCAAAAGAAAATCGGCGCGCCCGGTTTCTCGTTCTGGCGCGAGTTTCCCTATCAGGTGTTCAAGCGTTTCCAGTACATCGCGGAAAAGCGCGGCGTGGTGCCGAAGCTCGAATACCAGGGCAAGGAGGTTTCGCTCGCGGCCTATAACCCGGCGCAGCGTGCGCAGGAAAACCAGGAAGTGCTGACCGCGATGCGGCTCCTGGAAATCATCAACACCGCCTTCCCGCAGATGGGCCAGATGCTGATCAACGGCATCACCACCTCGGCCAATCTCAAGGACAAGCTCGGCGACAAACTGGTCGAGTTCAATGACATGAAGCAGATCCAGCAGATGGCGCAGGTGGCCGCCAGCGCCGCGGGCCTTGGTGGCGAGGGCGGTGCGCCACCTGAAGAAGGCGCGCCACCGGAAGGGGCGCCGCCGGGACCACCGATGTGACCGAGGCCGTCAAGATCAGGGAAGCGGCGTTCGAGGCCTGCCAGCGGATTGCCGGCTCGCCGACGGTGCGGCGCGATGTCGACGTGCTGCGGCGGTATCTGCAGCATGTCCTGATGGAGGTGGCGCATCCGGGGTCCGAGGCTTGTGCGTTGATCCTGCAAAATGGAAGGCGCAATTTCTGCCGGGATATTTTGATCATGTTCGAGGACGCCGAGCTAAATGCCGCCCGAAGCAGCACCAGCACCAGCCCCGTCGCCGGGCTTGTCTTCCCTGGTGAGTCCCGAGCCGGCCGCGACACCCGGATCCGCAGCGGCGGTCCCCGCCGGTTCGCAGCCGCCGCCGACCGGCCAGACGCCCCCGACACCCCCGAGCCGGCCTGACTATATTCCCGAGGAACACTGGGACGCCGAGACGGGCGCGCCCAAGGACACCTTCGTCAAGCACGTCGCCGAGCTTGAGACGGCGCACAAGGAACTGACCGAGAAAGCGGCGGCGATCCCGAAGGATCCGGCCGGCTACAAGGTCGAGCTTCCGCCCGAGGTGATCACCGAGCTGGCCGCGAAGTACAAAGAGGTGCCGGCGGTCGACATCAAGCTCGACCCGGAGCATCCGCTGATCGGGGCGGCGCAGAAGATCCTGCACAAGCACAAAGCCTCGCCGGAAATCCTCACGGAGATGGCACGCGAGTTTCTCGATTTCCAGGTCGCGGCCAAGGCCTTCGACCAGCGGTTCCTGCTCGATGAATTTGCCAAGCTCGGCCCGCAGGCCACGGCCTCGGCGCGCTACCGCGCCCTGACCGCGAGTGCCACCGCGCAGATCGGCGCCGCGGATGCCGAGGTTCTGACCAACGAGATTCGCAGCGCGGCCGGCTTCAACGTGATCGAGAAGCTGCTGCTGCAGAAGGCCAACCAGGGTGTGAGCCAGCCGAATGGCCACGCCCATGAGACGCCCACGCCTCCCCCTGCGAAGTGGGAGGATCGATTGTACCCTGATCGAAAGGTCTAACCCATGGCGGTAATTGGTGGCGATTGGCCGACGTTGCTTGATGTGCAAACGCGGCTGGATCCGAGCGGCAAGACCGCGATGATCATCGAGATGCTGCAGCAGTCGAACGAGATTCTGCTCGACGCGCCGTGGTTCGAGGGCAACCTGCAGAACGGGCATGAGGTGACGCAGCGCACCGGGTTGCCGCTGGTCTATTACCGGCGCATCAACCAGGGCGTCCCGCACTCAAAGTCGACCACCGCGCAGATCAGCGTGCAGGCGGCGATGCTCGAGGCTATGTCGAAGATCGACGTCCGCCTCGCCGAGCGGAACGGCAAAGGCTGGATGGCCTCGGAAGAATCGGCCTACGCCGAGTCGATGAACCAGCAGCTGGCCGAGACGCTGTTCTACGGCGACGTCACCGCGGTGCCCGAGGAGTTTCCCGGCCTCGCGATTCAGTACAGCTCCAAGACCGCGCCATCCGGCCGCAACATCGTCGACGCCGGCGGCACCACCACCGACAACACCTCGATCTGGCTGATCACCTGGGGCCAGCGCGCCACGCACATGTTCTACCCGAAGGGGCTGAACGGCGGCATGCAGATGGAGGATCTGGGCAAGCAGATCGCGACCGACGATGCCGGCCTCGAGTTCATGGCGTTCCGGTCCCACTGGAAGATGACACCGGGCGTGGCGGTCAACAACTGGATGACCAACGTCCGCATCGCCAACATCGACGTGGCGAATCTCGTCGCCAACACGACGCCGCCCGACGTGCTGCTGTACATGACCCGCGCGGTTCACAAGATCCCGAAGGCGCTGCGCGGTGGCGGCAAGATGGCGTTCTATTGCAATGCGACCGTGTTCACGATGCTGGACATCCAGGCGCAGCGGCAGAGCAACGTCTACCTGACGGTCGGCCAGGAGGAAGGCCAGTCGAAGGTGTCGTTCCGCGGCATCCCGATCCGCCAGTGCGACCAGATCCTCGACACCGAGGACCGCGTGGTCTGAACACCTGATCGACGACCTGATCGACGAAAGGAACGAACATGCTCCTCGACCAAGAACAGGTTCTGGCTGATCGCGTTGCGATCACGACCACCGCCATCATGCCGCACGTCAAGGATCTGGGACCGTTCAGCGGCACGCCGCCGAATACGTTCCGCGACATTGGCGGGGGGCAATGGCCGCCCTGGCTCTATATCCTGGTCACGACCGCGTTCGCCGGCGGCACCTCGATCGTGTTCGAGGTTCTGAGCGACGACAATGCGGCACTGTCGACGCCGACGATCCACTATTCCACGGCGGCGATCCCGCTGGCCTCGCTGGTGAAGGGCTACGAGCTGAAGACGGCGCTGCCGCCGTCGCAGTACCAGCAGTATCTCGGCGTGCGCGCGACTGTGGCGGGCACGATGACGGGCGGCGCCGTGATCGTGGCGATCGTCGAGGATGTCGACAAGATCCGCCAGTACCGGGGCAATTCGCCCAGTTCAGCGTAAGGAGCTTTCCATGGCCAAGTATGAAGCGATCGGCAAGCTCTGGCTGACGCTGGATCAGGCGCGCGGCCCGCGGCTGATCCGCGAAGGCGAGAAGTTCGAATATGACGGCTGGCCGAATGCGATGATGCAGCCGCTCGACGAGGCGGGCGAGCAGAACGTCGCCACGCTGAAGGTGGCGCGTCCGCGCTATGGCGACAAGCTGCCGGAGACGCCCGAGAAGGCCCGTGCCGTGATGAAGGTCGACAAGGCCGGGCCGGTGTCCGCCGGAGACGACAAGCCGTCGATCGGCGACAAGCCGGGACCGGGCCGGGTCAGGGGCAAGGACGACGACGACGACAAGCCGGGGCTTGGCCGGAAGTAGGACGCGGCCGTCGCGTCGGACAGGAGCCGCGCGATGAACCATCATATCTACCGCGACCCGCTCAAGGCGATCGGCAACGCGGAAGACCCGCGCGTTACTGATCCCGATGAGGTACCGGCCTCGCTGGTCGGGCTGAACCGCGGCATCCTCAAGTCGCTGCAGGACATCGGCAGCGGCGGCGGTGGCGGCGGTGGCGGCGAGGTTGGCGGGGCGACCGCTGCCAACCAGGTCGTCGGCAACGACTCTCTCTCCTCCATCGACACCAAGCTGGATGCGCAGGCGACCGCAGCGAACCAGGCTGCGGCCAACGCCCTGCTCACGTCGATCGACACCAAGGTCGGGACCGCGCCGCCTGGTGGCACGACCGCAGCCAACCAGACCGCCACGCACGCGCCGGTCGCGCCGGCTGCGGCGACGGCGACCAAGAGCCAACTGGCTGGCGGGCAATACAACGCGGCGGCGCCCGTCATGACTGACGGTCA